CTTTCAGTGAAAGCCTCGTCAAGAACAGTGCCATCTTCATCATAAAGAGCAGCATTGCTAACGCCATCCGTGAACAGAAGCTGGCCGTTGATCTTCACTTCGCCCATAGGAGCTGTGGCATCGCCGCCGAGGTACAGCTTCACGCGCTTAGAACCATCGGTAGCATCGTACACGTCAGCCACAACATAGTCATTGATCATCTTAACAACGCCATTCGCTTCATCGCCAACACGGATAACCGCGGTCTTGCGAATGAACGCGCCGCCGCCCTGTGCAACCTGGCCGTCGCCCAGCATGATAGCCATGGACTTCGGGCTAAAGAGGGCGTCTTCAATATTAACAGTAATTTCCTTGCCGTAGTCCCAAGTGATGAGCTTCGGGTTGCCCTTACCGCCGCGAGCGTCAACCTGCTCAGCAGTCTGCTCAATCGTGGACACCTTCAGAGTGTCAAGGAAAAGAACCGGCTTACCAGGAGTACCGTCATTTTTAATCTCGTAAAAAGTTACGTCGGCAACTTCCTTAATGCCATAGCGGTCTAAAATACTAGCCATTTAGAAATGACCTCCTATTTTATAAATCTTCAATGTTTCTAATCCAATATTGCGGTTTTACTTTTTTGCTATCCGCACCTGCAAGTAAGGACTAAATATCAATTTCATACTTGGTCTTTTCTTGATAATAGCGCATTAACACGCTCATGGCGGTCTAGCTTAACTCTCCAATATTAAGTGGATTTAAACCTAAATTCATACAACAAATTGCAGCCAAAGATGAACCAAAATTTAAACCATCTTTAGAATTTTTTGCTTTAACCCTATCACGAAGGCGCGCTTTGGCTTTAAAATACCTTACCTTTGGGTTTTCATTTGGATTATAGGGTTCTACTTCTTTATCCCCTATAGAGCGCCGCAATAGTTGCTAGAATTCAAAATAATCATCTTCTTTGATAAGTCGCAACTAATCTATGGATTTAATGTTCTTTAAAACAGTTTCCAAATCACCAATAATAACCATTTTCTATTCTTCCAACAATGTTACTGGTTCTTTAATGAAAAACTCAAATCCACTCTAAACTATTGGCTTAATCCTAGGGTCGGCCGCTATCATCGTAAATAAATACTCAAATGGCGTTGGCACCTACTCCTAAGGCAGCTTTAGTTCTGCGTACTCATCTTCTATATCTTCCTAACAACTTAAAAACAGTTTCCTATATACAGGATAATCTCTATTGTTAAGAATATCTTTCACTTTGGGCGGATATACCTTACATATATCTTTAAAAGGTACTGGGTATCCTAAAAAGAAATTAGGATCAATCATAACTAGTTATATTATAAACCATTTCATAGCAACCAATTTCATCGGTTAAGAAGTTTATCTTAAAATCTCCGCCCCTCATCTTACCAAGACCATCGATTACTTTATTATTTAAAGACTTGTGAATCTCACCCATTATCGCAAACGGGCGCAGATTAGAGTCCTTAATAATCCATTGAGTTAAAGGAACAAATACTTCTATATCAATTTCAAAATCACGAAACTCGTCATTACCTGGATTCGCGCGGCCGTATACTAAACGAATAGCGACCAAACTTTGTGCGGTCTCCTTCGGCCCCACACGCGGTACAATCTTAATCAGTTTTTCAAAAACTTCATTTTTAATCTGATCAACTGTTAAGTCTGAGTAACTATAAGGATCTTTACCAGTGTAATATAACAGTTTAAGTAAATTCTAATTACTCTGCAATCTGTTTACTATCTTCTATAAATTGGTGCCGACATCGGCTAAATTACGAGTTGCCATCATCAACACCTCCATTTAACCAGAAGAAATCTTCACTGTTATCCTCTTCCGTTTGCTCTGGCGGTTCGCTTAAATCAAATTCATATACAGGATCTATTGTGACATACTCTACGCCTTCGGTAGATTGTATATCATAACCAGTAACTCTATAATACTCTTGAAATGGTTTTTCTCCAACAATAAAATAGCAATCTTTTTGAATATGCTCATTTAAAGGAGTTATAAAAAAACTTGATTTTAGATTTTCAGCATAAAGCGTATCCATTCTTGAACGAGAACGAATTTCATCTTTAAGCATGTTATCTTCTTGACCGTATAAATATGCCCAGGTCTCATGCCATTCATCATCGCGGCCAAGCCACTTGATTTTATGTGTCATCTTTAACACAATATATCTATTATATCCACTTGCTTTTATATCTTCAAGATAATAAATCATCCATGGTTGTTTTACATCGTCCTTATCAGGTATTTGTAAAATCGTACCATTAGGTATATTTAAATCTACTCTAGTTAACAGATATTGCAAGGTTTTACTATCGGTCTATTTATTACGTTCAAGACTTCCAGGATGCTTGCATCCTTTATATTTAAAATCTACACGATACACAGACTTTAATAAATAAAGTTCAAAATTATGTTCGCGCTTTCCCTATAAACGAGATTGATAATCGTTACCATAACGATTAACTCTCTATTTATAAATATCAAAATAACTCATAACTTTGACAACAGACTCATACAATCAAAAATTGTTTTTCTAAAGTATTCATAACTTAGATAACGAAGAGAAGCAACTTTAGTGTAAAGCCGATAATAATTAATGGTTCGGTTTTCTTCCGGATAGGAAATTAATTCAATTAAAATCGAATCCAAAAACTTTTCCCATTCATTATTTTTCTCATACTCACACAACAGACCAAATAGTCTGTTCTTAAGGTTATTATTATAACCTTCTAAATATTCCATTATATCTGTGTGGCTAAATTCCTATATTCAAATGGCTGACGTTTAATAGAACGATAATATAAAGCCTCAAGGCGCGCGGCATTCTTTTTCTCCGCAAGAAGCATTTGATTGAATTTATCAAGCAAATTTGCTTGCGAAAAGTCGCGCTCTTCATAAAGCGGCTTTACATTCTCCCATGATAGGATAGTTCTATTAAGCCATTCGCACTTCATATAAGAAGCCAGAATTTGAATTTCTTCGTTGCTCAAATCTTCGTTAAAAACTAATTCGTCTTCGTCATAGTCAAGGGAAACGCGCGGAAATTTAAACTAGGGAAGGGCGCCAAGCAACAGCGCTTTCCAGTCCTCTTGTATATCGTCTAAGTCCCAGTTTACCCATTCATCTTCCAGTATTTTTGCTAAGAAAGCATCATACACGACTTGAAAATCGGTCATGATTATACCTCCTTACTTTGTTTTTCCAACTCAATCCCCTTTAAGATTTGATACCCACTAATTGAGCTTAAGTAATTAGCTTTATCAATGCTACCATCATTGCCATGCTTAATTGCATAATCAGCCAGCATAGAAAGTTGTGCCTTAGTTAAATTCTTAACTTCAACCTTAAACTGCGATAATGGCATAAGTCTCCAAAAACGGTCAAGCGTCTTATCATCCATAAGGATAAGGGTAGGAGAAGTTGCATCTTCGGGTTCAACCCCGATTTCTTTCTTTACTTCCATATCTTCGATGTAAAGATAGCCTTCTCTTATCATATTGCTAAAAGCAGGGTCATACATTAACTGCTCAATCTGTTCCTTCGTAAAGACAACAGAACTGCCACGGCTTTGCCACTGCCGCTTAATACTTAAATCACGATTGTTGATTACACAGCGGCCGTCAACCGCACTAATAACTTTAACTTTATCAGACATATTAATTCTCCTTTAAACTCCTGCGCATAACGCATTTTTTTAAAAACGGGAAAGGGAATGATCCCTTCCCCGTATTATTGATTCAATTAGAACCCGTAGATATCCTTTGCAGAGGTATCGGTCAGGCTGGTGTTCTCATACATTGCCCAGTTGTGGTGAGTGAGAATCGCGCAACCCATCTTCTTCCATGCAAAGACTTCCATGGAGTTGTCCTTGTTCTCATGATCGCGGATCTGCGTAGCACCCTCAAGAACGACCTTGACAACCTTCTCTTGGCCGGCGGGCATTACGAAAGCGATACGAGGATTGACATAAGTTTCTTTATTGGACTCGTCAACAAAGGACTGCGGAAGCTGTACAACGGGAGCGCCACGGAAAACATTGATGAAGCCATAATCATGGATTGCTTCAATGTCCTTCGGGCTGTAGATGCCTTGAGCAACGTTCGTGGTGCTGTTCATCAGAACAGGAACGATAGCATCAGGACCCATAGCAGCAACGAACTCGGGGCAAGCGTAGATCACAGGGGCGCCATAAGCACGAACCACGGATAACAGCTTGACCATTTCCTCGGGATCCCAAGAACCGCTGACCTTATTGGTAGCAGGCATAACAGCCAGTGCAGCGTTGAGTGCTTTCTGAACCTCAACATACACAGCATTCTCAAGACCTTCGGTGACAATGCCAACGACCTCAGCGAGGGACTCGGCACCGTCGAGCATGCGCTCGAAGTCGATCGTGGCACCGCCACCAACAGCATGGGCGCCGACTTCAAACGTATCAGAATCGAGACGGAACGTCTCGTAAACGCTAGAGAGACCAACCTGCGTTAAGAACTTCTTAGCGCGAGCGCGGCCTAACTTACGGCGGAACATGGCCTTCTCGCCCTGGCCAACAACCTTGACCTCAGCGAAAGCACCGAGAGCGTCGATAACATTCTTGGGGAGAATCTCATCGATGGACTCAATGATGATATCGTAAATATCATAACGATTCTTCATGAACTGGTTGTAGGAACCAGCAAGCTCCTTCAGACCGTCGATGAACGCTTCGTTAACGTTCTCAACAGTGAAATTAGCAGGAGCAGTACCCTTAGCGGCGTGAAGGGCAATATCTCTAAACTCTTTAAGCGTCATTGTATTATACCCTCCTTATTAAACCTTAAGAACCTGGATCTGGAAAGCATCCTGACCATCAGGCATGGTGGTCTTCTTAATAACCTGCATAACAGGGCCAACACTTGGGGCCGAAGCGCCAAGGACAATTGCGCCCTGGGTACCAGCAGCGGCGAAGACTTCACCGGACTCAAGAGCAGAAGCGACAGCTGCAGCACTTGCATAGGAACCAAGGTCAATGCAGTTCGTGGTGAACAGGTCACCAGCAGCAAGATAGCCAACGCGAGGCAGGAAGTTCTTGCTCTTATCAGCATAAGTAGCAAAGTTCTTCAGACCAGGCTTGCGCTCGTCGTACATATGCTCAGAACTATAATTTAAAGCATAAAGCTGATTTGCGGCAGAAGCGTCTGCGAAGCAAATCTCATGGTCGGCCTTTTTAACACGAAGGATCATGCCGTTCTCTGCGGGAACCTCAGCGAAGTCGACAGTGCTAAGAGCGCACTGGGCCTCGATGCGGCCATCACGGCGGAAAGCTACGTTGTTAAGTTCCAGCTGGCCGAAACCATCAATAACCATTCTAGCCATTTAAATAGCCTCCTAATTATTTCTTATATTTGGATAAAATAGCGGCAATCCCATCAACAGGATTGTTCTTGGGCGTATAGCCCTCATCATTACCATTCTTGGTAAAAGCAGAAGCGTTGCTCTTCTTTAACTCATAAGCTAATTCCTTGTCAAGCTCTTCGACACCATAATTGTCAATATCCTCACGATACTTGCTAAGAATATCTTCGTTAAGATGCTCGGAATACTCGTCAATAATGGAATTCTTCTGTTGAGTTTCAATACCTTTCTTGTATTGCTCTAAAGAGTCAATGCCTTCTTGTAAAGAAGCAATAGTATTATTCGCAGTTTCAAGTTGAGCGGTATACTCACCGATTTGCGCTTCAACCTCAGCTTTCTCTGAATTTAAAGTAGCAATATTGCTATTTAACTCTTCAATTTTGGCGGAAAATTCAGAAACACGATCAAAATTTTCCTGCGCGTTGGTTAAAACATCACTCACTAACTCATAAGTGCCACCATTAAGGGCACGCAGCGTGTTAAGAGTGTTCATCTCTTGCTCAGTTACGTCAACGATATAGCACTTCACCACGTTGTTGAGTTCAACCATGTTTGTCTCATCATTCTTGGTGTAATAAGCACGCTGATATTCAGCGGTCTCATAGTTGTAAACAAGTGCATAATCATCATAGACGGCGAAAACACTACAGGAAACAGTCCAATTGCCTTCTTCATTAAACTCTGGATTGAGAAGCGCCCAAATGGCGTCCAGCTTCTCGCTGTCGGAGAGTTTAAAATTAATCTTAGGCATATTAGTACCTCCGTAATTTCTTAATTGGTTAATAATAACCTCAATTGTGTTCTATAAAGTATAAAATGAAGCACCTTCAAAGCAAGGTTCGACTTGATCCCCAAGGACTTGCAAGCCTAAGAAACAACCTTCATCAAATACTATATAGCGTTTGCTATTAACAATCGCTTCATGGTACTTTAAAGAAGGAGCATAAAGTTCCATAGATTGGCTCTTGCCAACTATATCAGATGCCTCTTTATATATAGCCGTGAAAATTAACACATCCGCGCACGCGTATGTGCGTTCCACGCCATCTTCATCTAAATGTGTTTCCCAGCCAATGTTAGGATTCTCTGGTACGATACCATAGATACGGCCCTGGTCACGCTCTTCGCCATGATCAGAATAATCACCGTCTTCCGGTACATAAATACCTTTGACTGGCGCATATGGTAATGAACTTAAAAGCTTTTCAGCAAATTCATCAGTAATATACGTTCCATTTCGATTTTCATATTTATAGAAGATTCGGCATCTGGCCTTGCTCAAAACTTCATTATACTTTTCCAAGTTGCCGTAAACAGTTACGGGAAACTCATATAAAGTCTTATCCATTTGAGCCTCCATTACTGATTATCTAATGATTCTTCATTTTGAATTGTTTTGGGCGATTTCTCTTCCACCGGTAGCTTCGGTCTTCCAACCTCGCCAGAACTCTAAGTATACGAAGAGGAAAGCGGGATTAGAATCTTGTCCAAACCAAGAACATCATTTTCAAGATGCTTGATATTGACCAAGTCTTTTTGCGATAGACCGGCCGCAATCGCCGGAAGAAGAAAACTATATCCACTTTGCGCTAACTTTAAGGTATCTGTAATATATTGCGTTACATTATACCAGCTAACTGGTAAGATTGAGTATTTAAAACTAATATTCGTATTAGCAAAAAGGAAATTAACAATATAGGTCATAAAATGAGAATACTTGTTCGCAAGTATCATCATTAAAGCCATATCATTTGTAATAGAAGTGTTCAAAGCCTGACTTCCAGTAGGAGCAAATAATTGTCCGCTAACGCTCGCGCGCGAGTAGACATTTTGCAGGCTCTTCTCTAAAGCATTGGTAGATGCCTCAGACGAGGTCTTCGACACAACAGCATCAACATCTGCATAAGTCGTTAACACACTTATATTCTTATTTCCTTGCATCATACCGACCGCGCCAGTGTGCATTTCAAGAGCTTCATTCGGCTCAAATAAAAGCGTACCATCTGCAAGGTGCGGAATCTTTTGAACGATTATCTTACGAATCTCTTCTAAATCTCTTTCACGGTTTATATCTACAGCTTCATCATAATCCATTACCGCAGGGATTAAGTCTAAAAATAGAGGACGCCCATCATCTGAAAATGGGAAACAAAAACCAATATCAGTAGGGATTTTTACCCACATGGAAGTAATCTGGCCTTTTTTATAACGACGATAGTAGTCAGCAATAAATTTGGGATAAACCTTTAAAGCCTACTTTCTATCTTCTGCATCCTAAATGCTATCAAAAAAGGTCACGTTAAATTCAATAATGTCATTTCCATGTAAATCTCTAAAATTAGAACGGCAGTATTCTGCTGGCAGGTCCAAAACTACAAGATCAGTTTTGGTTACTTCTTTTATAACACCATAATAGCATCCATCAATAAGTGCTTTTAAAGAGAAAGTAGTAAACAAATCTGGTAAAAATACTTTATCCACATAGTCTAAAGCGCTATTGTACCTTTTTAATACATAGGGGGTGGAGAGTTCATTTCCCGCAGTTGGATTAGGGATTAGAATACCTACATATTTTAAAAGAGTAGCATAGTAAAGTAAGATGCGCTTGTATAAACCATCACGATAAAAGAAATTACGAGATAAGTTTTGCATCGCAAGTAGAGAACCACCATTGATGATCTTTTCTACTTCTTCTTTTGTATATTCTTTAGTCTTTCTTAAAGAATAAGAATAACTAAGAGACTCATTCCAGGACTTAGCACTTTTGGCGACCATTCCATCAATTGCCTTTTTAAAAAGTTCTAGTTCTACTCCAGAAATTTTTACTTGTTCATCTGCCATTAGTTCTGTCCTCCAGTAAAGAAAATCAACTAGCGCTTTTGCCCATTACCACGACGGCTAATCTTTTTATAATTCTCTTCCTCAATCTCTTTAATGCGCCACAATCCATATGCAAAGGCGGAGTATTTATCCTTTGGAAAACGCGCATTGATTTGTTCAAGAACTATATCTAACCCGCTTTTGCGCAAGCGCAAGTTTGACATTTCTTCAAATAGCTTTGTGGTAAGTTCATGAGGCATAAGGCGCTTAATACGATCCTCTGTACTCATTTTCTAACCAACTTTTGTTGCAAGAAGCGCGGTGCGCGCCTCTTGTTCGCTAATTAAAAACCGAACCATACCACTATTTAAACGAGAGTAGGCATTACTATGGATTTTTGAATTTAAGGGGCCATTGGCTTTTAGAGAATATAGAATCTATACCGCATCTTTAGGTTGAATCTTTTTATAATCATCATTATTAAAGAAGCCGTACGCGGGAAGCTCCCGCCCATCTATATCTAACTAAGTCCGAATCATTTCATCAGCAAGACCAACACCAAGACCGTTACAGTCAATGACCACTTCGCGCGGGGCGAATATTTCAATCAGGTGTTTAAGGTCTATTGCTTGCTGAGTAAATGTTTTTGTTTCGGCCTATCTGCCAAGCACAAATAAATTAACAAGTGTTCCATAGTATTTGTTATCACGAATATTCACTCTCCATATACAGGCGACCGTCTAGTCATGAAGTCTACCTACGTCCACTGATATTAAGTAGAAAACATTTTTATCTTCTTTAAATTTTTGGCGCCACTCGGGATTTTTTAATCTGCGATATTTCACAAGTTTATCAAATTGGAACCAAGATTCATCACTGCCGCCAAGCCATGCGCCAAGATACTCCGCCGCGAATGTGGTTTCATTATAAGCAGGCGAGAGTTTTAAACTCTTTACAAAAGATGGGGTAATAAGATTATGCTACATTGGAACACGATAATCTAACCCAATGCAAAACGCGCTCTTTGGATCAATTATCGCTTTTTCAAAAGTATCAATAAGTGCTTCATAAGCATATGAGGCTTTTGTTCCAGCACTGGTTGCATAAATAACTTGTGTATTTACCTTTTCATATGGGTTGACCGAGCCATTATACATGCGTCGAGAAACGTTCATTTGCGGCAGGATGATCTCTGCAATTGCATCACCATCCTGGTCGCGCGCCTCATCTATTAAAGTCGCATGAGTACGAAGACCACGATCAGAGTCCAACGCGCCAACGACGGTTAATTTTGAACCATTCTTAAAGTAAAGTTCAACATAATCTTTACCAAAGTTGGCGTGTACTCCATCGGTATTACCAGATTCCAGCTCCTGCTTAAGCAGCGGCCAGATGCGCCATATCTCTTGTATCTTCTATTTACTAATTTTCGCGGCCTAGCTCTTATTCGGAGCCACAATAGAGCCGACATGGTTCGGTAAGAAGACACATTGTAAATATTTCGCAAGAATGGATAAAAATGTTTTTGATGTAGCACGCGCGGCGGTTATATAAATTGAGGTATACCGCATGCACGCGCGCAAAAAGATGCGTTGAAAAGGAAAAAGGGTAAAGGTCGAATTGACCGGAGTTATTAAATCTAAAAACACATCTGGATAAGCCGTAAACAACTAAATCGAATCTGCGATTAAGTCTTCGTTACGCTCTAAAAACTCTGGTGTAATAACCACACCTTTTTCCAATTCAATTCCATCTCTATAAAGCTTATCTTGAGTATTAAACTATATCTTACTTGGGTCTAATAACTATATTGCAGCCATTATGTATCACCCCTTGGATCAAACTCACTATCGTCATCCAAGACATACGCGGCATTGTCATACTCATCAGGATTAAAGTCAGGCTACACACCATAGAAATTCTCATTCTCCAACTCGTTAGCCGAGTTGAGTGCGCGCAGGCGCTCGGTTATTTCTTCGCCGATGCCGCCTTCGTTTATGTAAAGCCGCTGATTATAATTCTCTATATTTTTGAGGGTTTCATCAAGTACATCGCGCGTTACATTATCATAAAAGCGATTAATTTTCCCATGCTTTTCAAGCCAATACGCAACTTCCGCAAATGAATCAAAGTCGGTCGCGTTCTTCGTATTCTTTGGTGTAAACTCCGCGCTTTTAATAATCTTATCATAAGAGGACATAAATTTATCAACCTCTTTATCACCCGCGCGGATTCTATTATCAATCTCTAAAGACAACTTGCACAGCTTTTGCGCCTGGTCTACCTGCAGCGCACCGGATATGTTTTGCGTATTCAAAAGACCGCGATAAAGATCCTCCAGATGATTCAATTCCTCATCATCATAATTTTCGCCCCACTTGCGGCGCAGATCTTTATATCTCTATTCTCTAATCTCCGGCAACTCTTCTTCAACTAGACCAACTTCTTTCAGCTTTTTAAACTGTCTGAAGTAATCTCCCCAACCAAGAGAAACATAATCTTCCGTAGCAAACACTTTCGCATAAGTGGGCCATGTTTCTGTTGGAATTGTCATTTCTTTAATCCTCTCCCACTCTTTCGGAATGAATGGGATTCCTGCCCACATACACAGCTTATCCACCACTTCCCAATTACCCCCGGCGGCGTCTAATTTCTCGGCAACACATTCGTTACACCAAGGTATCAACCCGTCGCTATAAAACTCACTATGAGTTTTTGAAAATTGAGAGAGAGGTAAAACACGGTTACATTTTTCACAGCGCTTGGTGGTAATATCTGAAGTCGTCTTTGGAATCTTCGGAATAACAGGCATAATTATTCACCGTCCGGATCAGCCGCGCGCCCTCTAGATTTTGACGAAGCCTTTTTCACAATTCTCAAAATCTCTCTTTTTCTTTCGCGGCTTTGCTTTTCAAAGTTGTCTAACACATCTTTCAACACATCGCTAAAATCGCGCGTGATGAAATGCCCATCTTCATCTTTTTCATCTTTATACAACTTCACTTTCAAGACGCGCGCGAGGCCTGTGAATTCGACCGCGCTTAACTTCGGTATCATCTTTAATAATTTATCAGTCATTTATATTTACTCCTCTTCAATTTCTCACACGCTTTGCATCGCGGCGAAAAGCCGTCGTTCGACTTTTTCTGCTTTACAAAGTTGTCACTGTTTAACAGGTACGTCCGGCCGCAATCTTTACACTTTTTAAAGTTCTCGGGATAGAAGATGTTCTCCATAATCTCCCTATGCTCGCGCGCGGCCTATGCGATCTGTGGAATGATTTTCTAATGAAAGATAGTAGAAATATAATTATCATTGTAAGACTTGTCATAAGTCTTATTAATATAGTGAGCAATATCAGAATTCTGCTTGTGATGTAATTTCATCTCAAGTAAATCTTTCTGTAAAGGGGTAAGATTCGCGCGCTGCTCATAAAAGATCAAAGTATCAATTATCGCGGCGGCCGCACTGTAAATACGATCTGGGTCTTCCTCCATCGCGTCCATAAGGTCCGCGCGCTGTATATATAAATTCAATACGTGATTTTCATCCGTAAAATCTAAAACGCGCCGGCTTCCTTCCGCCTTCTATACATCTAAAATCTTACTTACCTCTTTCAACTCCGCTTCACTGAAATCCTCCGGCTTCGGGTCGCCAAATATCTTTTCATACACACCAACGCCGCCTTTTAATCCCAGCGGCCAGACCTATACATCTTCCCCAATCCAGGTCTTCTCTTCTTCCAGCACTGGCTCTATTGACCCAGCGTGGCTTAAAATCTTATCCTAATGGGTATCTTGATATGTATACTACTCTGACCTCAACTCAACCAACTAATGTTTCAGTTTCAAATACTTAAACTAACTCAGCCGCAAAGCGCGCTCATTAATCTTTTTCTACTCCTCTTCACTAAACTTCTCCAACAACTTCGCGCGCGGTGGCAATTTGCGCCGACCTACCCAAAGTTCATAGAAATTTAAAGTCAATTCAATTGTGTCAATCTGCCTAAACAGATCTTCATAATAAGGGCGCAAATACTCGGGCGCGCTCGCCAGCGCTTTTTCGCGGCTAAACACCTGCCGCGGTATTCGTGTGCCGGGCGCCTTCAACGTTTTGAAAGATGTTTCAGAAAACCCCGGCAATTCCATCAGCGCTTCCAAACTTTCCACCGGCGCGGCAGTCCAGCGCTTCAGTTCAACCGAACCTTCCTACTGCGCGTTCAGCCCGTTCTCCCCTTTGCCCCATAATATATAATTTGAAATTGTCTCCAACTCGTCCGCAGTCGGCGTGAAATCAATCTTCTGCAAATACTCATTTACATATTCATTTCTATCGACTGCAGATTCCAATTGAAAATTTAAATTCAATCTATTCCTTGCCATTATTGCACTCCGTTATATTTAACGATGGGGCGAGTATATATACCCACCCCTCACAATTATATTATACCAAAAAATGGCGCGGAAGTCAAATTTTTGGTCACGGGTTAAAAGCAGACATTTTGTAATTTGTGCCCACTCTTACAGAAACTTGAGAAAGAGCAGTTTGCGCCAATCCTTTTGCACTATAGTTATAATATTCAACTATAGTAAAACCACCTTTCTAAATCCCTTCTGGTAATTTATCCCCACTAATTCTAATAGAGGTTGATACATTAAAAAACCTTTCCATAGAACTTTTAACATACTCTTTTAATTCTTCTAATATCTAAACAGAAGAAACAAATAAATTACCATTAATTAACCATAATGTATTCTACAACTACTTTTCTTCGCTTACAGCAGACACTTTTCTTGTAACTTCTTCTGCATATTGTAAACGATGCATAATAACAGAAATCAGCGCCATATATTTAGTAGCCTAATTAAAAGCTTCATCCAATTTCGCTCTAGTGGGCGCGAATTCTGGCACAGAATCTACAGCCTCAAATACACTACCAACTTTTCTATATGGTATATTGAAACTATTAGCAACAATAATATTCTAAACAGCTTCAATTTCTCCTTTAGTAATGCCATATTGCCCCAATTCACTAGTAGCCTATAAACTCATTAAATCAATTTTATTATCCTAATTATTATTTGCGGCCTCGTCGATTATATTTTTAATTCTCAATCCATAATCATGTGATAATGTAGAGCCAGATGTATAGTTTTTAACCTATATACCGTATTGCTATAAACCCTATCCTAAAATAACGTCTGCAGGTGGCTTCGCGCCTTCTGTAACGCCGCCGGCCCATTTGAAGTGAGCATTTTCTTTTAATTTGGGGCATAAAACAGACATATAAATCATACTAGCGATTTCACCAAACAGACCCGCGCCGAGAGCTTTGGTTCCGCCCTGTGAGAAAAACCAACCTATATTACCACCCGCACTTTTTTCTGCGGCCATTTCAGATATTATTGAATGAAATTTTTCTTTAGTTAAAGGATTTTCTGCTGAAGTTGGCATATATGAAGTAATTGTTTTCCAATAAAAATTAACGATATTGTCAATAATCTGTTCACGTATTTTTGGATTTTCTTCACATATATCATTAACATAGGCTTCAATACTTTTCTTTCCTCTATTTTCCAAATTAAAAATACTTGGATCTAAATTTACCTTTAAAGCGTCTAAATAACTTGTAATTACCAAATTATCTCCAGATGCTTTTATATCAGCTTTTATTTTTGTTGAAGCAGTAATACCACCACGTCTAATACGCTCCTTAATTATTTCACGGTTAAATTTTGGATTTGTTTTTCTTAAAGCATCTTCTAACAACTCATAACTGTGCTAGTCCACAAATAAATCCATTTTTCTATCTAAAACATTGTTCAAAAAAGGCTTTAATAAATCGTGATAAAAGGGCATTAAGGTACGTGAAGCAGATGTACCACTTGAGCCGCGCTCTCTTGCTGCTTTATTAATTATATTGCCCAATTTTGAAATAATTGCATTAAAATTCACAGTGCCACTTGTTAAATCAATTATACCTGTGGCGTTTAAGTCCAAACCACCGAATAATTGAGTTGCCACTGCCGCGCCAAGTGCATCCATTCGCCCTGGATCAGACAAAGCCTGTCGTATCTATTCCTAGACTTCGCCGTTAGCATATTCTTCTTCCATAAATTGAGGGAACATTTTTTTAATATTATCTTCTAAAGCAGATATAACTAAACCATAATCCGCCATATCACTTTCAAAACCAATACCAGAGCGCGCGAGTGCTTCTGTTAACTATGGTGCGGAAAAGGCGGGGAACAGCTACTATAAACTTAAATTTAAATTATTATAATTTGAAAGCGCGCGGTTTAATTCATCCATTGATGAAAAACCCATTAAAGAAAGCATATTATTTAAATTGTCTTCAGCAAACGATAACATTTGATCAAGAGCGGCGACAAGTTTTTGTTGAACCTATTCAGCGTCCCCTTCGTCTACTGCGCCAAAAGCTTTATTAGCTTCAGAAATTCCTTGCTCTACTTCAGGAATGTGAAGAAAAAAGGTCATAAAATCACCTCACTACAAAAAAGTGGAGGGGAAGGAGTGAAGATTACATAAAATGGATTTTTTATCGAAGGCTTAAAACGAATTTTTTATTTCGGGAGACTTTGTTTCCAGGGGATTTTTTCTTTAGCGAATTAAAGTGCTAAATTCCTAAAGTGTACCCCCCGTATATATATTCATTTTTATTGCATACATATTCATTTTTTTTAGGGCGAATTGCAAAAGGTCAAAGGTCGACCGAAAAACAAGGGTCCGGGCAGTCGTCCCGAAACTGGCCGGGCGTCCACTTTAGCGAACTAAATCGTTAAAGTGCGAATTGATTAATAAAGTTAATTAATCAATGGAGTCCAAACATTGTTAAAAACTTAACACTTTAGTGATTTAAAGTGTTAAAGTACGAATTAATTAATAAAGTTAATTAATCAATGACAACATTGTTAAAGATTTAACATGATGTAACAGTACAAACATTGTTAAAGATTTAACATAGGTTAATATAAAAAGAAGACCTTATTACAGGTCTTCGCAGAGAGTGTTATACCAGTCATCGTACCCGTCGATATCGAACTCATCGTTGACACCGAAGTACTTGCGGATGCGTTCCTCGACGATGCCGAAGTCCTTGCTATCGAACAGTTCCCACCAATCGAGACCAAGTTCGTCCTGTACGGTCTCGAAGATGTCATAGAAGATGTCTTTGTTATTCATGTTTGTTGTCTCCTTTTCTCTTTCTGATATTATAATATCACAAACCGGGCAGAATGTCAACACTTTTTTAAAAGAAAAAAGAAAAAAAATTTTTTATTTTCCCTATTGACAAATTGATTTTTGTATGGTATAGTATAGACAGAAAGAAAGAGAGAGACCCAGTGAAGCGGATTAATCCTTCAGGCATTTGCTCCCCGACAGGCACTGCGGGGCGAGGGTCTCTCGAGTCTTTTGCCCTTTTGCTTTTATGATTTAGCGTACTAAAGTATGAGGCGCGCCCACAACTTTAACTCGCTAAAGCGCGAAAGTCCGCACATTGTTAAAGATTTAACACATGGTTACAAAAGAAAGACAAAAGAAATTTTTATTTTTCTATTGACAAACCGGTCATTGTGTGCTATACTGTAGTCAAGATAAAGGAAAGGGGTTCACTCCGATGACCAACACCACTCTCTTCAAGTCCATGATTGACCGTTACAACCGCGCGGCGTTCACCCACCACTACATCTGGGGCTTCAACTACAAGGGCATCATCTACATGGCTACCACCACCGCCGAGGTCATGACGCTCGTGTGCAAACTGGATAACGCAAGCCGCGGTTGCGGGTTCGCGCTTCGCTTCTGCCCCACCAATGACCAGCGCCGCTTCCTTATGACGAGCGCAAAGCCGCTTTGCTCTTCCAAGTACTTCGATGAGGAGTGCGCGAACTGCAAGTACAATCGCGGTGAGGTGTTCGAGAAGATGGTCACCGAGTACTTCGGTCAGGAGTGGACGAAAGACAACGTGCCGTTCACGCAGGCAGGCGATATCGAGGTCAACGGCATGGCGTATCAAATCAAATATGAGAAAGCGACCTTCTGCAACGAGAAGTCACTCGCCAACCTCGCCGCGTGAGGTTGGCTTTCTCTTTGAGAGCGCGCTTTCATACTTTAGCGTAGTGAAGTATGTGGCGCGGGCGCAGACTTTAACACACTAAAGTGATGAAGCGCATTTTGTACAAACCGGTCAGCGCATCTTTGTACAAGTTGACGATTGACAAATGACATATAGTGTGATATATTGTATACAGAAAGAGAAAGGAAGTGCCCAGCATGAAGAACATCTACTTTGACATGGACGGAACGATTGCCAATCTGTACGGCGTTGATGGTTGGCTTGATGATATCCGCGCCGAGCGCGTTCGCCCCTATGCCGAGGCGAAGCCCCTCATCAACATGAACTCTCTCGCGCGTGTCCTCAATCGTCTGGCGCGCAACGGTTACAGCGTGTCGGTCATCTCGTGGACGGCGAAGAACGGAAGCGCCGAGTACAACGAAGCCGTCGCCGAAGCCAAGCGCGCGTGGCTTGCGAAGCATCTCGCGAGTGTTCGGTTTGAGAACGTGTTCATCGTGCCGTATGGCACGCCGAAGCAGAACTTCGGTTTCGGTGTTCTGTTTGACGATGAGAAGCCGAACCGCGATAACTGGAACGGCAAGGCGTTCGATGAGAAGAACATCATCGCCGTTTTGAAAGGGATTGAGTAATCAATCCCTTTTTTAATAAAGAAAACAGTTGACATAATCAAAAGTTTGTGATATAATGTATATAGAATAAAGAAAGGGGTTGTTTTTATGGATAGCGTTTTCAGTTGGTTTATGGCGGTCATTCTCGCAAATGTTGGTCTTGTTCTTCTCGTCCGCGAGTATCTCATCGAAAAGAAACAGTACGAGGAAGAAAATGACAGATTCTTTAAGAATCATGACAAAAAATAAACAAAAGACTTTAGCACTTTAACGTGTTGAAGTCCGCGCGGGTGGCGAACTTTAGTGAATTAAATTGTTGAAGTTTATGTCCCGGGCGCGCCGTCATTTTGCACAAACGAATCTCATTTTTTCTATATATTTTTGTGCATTTTACCATCTTGCAATTTTCTAAAATTGTGCTATACTATAATTGTCCCAAGGGAAAGGGGCAAGACAAGTCCAAAGTGAGCGCCGAAAAAATTTTTCGGAAAAGCCGAAAAAAGACTTGACAAACTCCAAAACTTGTGGTACAATATAATCACAAAAAGGGTGGCGACCAAAACCGCCAAGCGCATGAAGCGCAGAAAGGAAAATACCATGACTATCCGTGAGTACTATCAGAGCGTTCTTGACGCGAACATCTCCGACGAGATGAACAAGGCTACGCAGACGCTGATCGAGAAGCTCGACGCGCGCAACGAGAAGCGCAAGAGTGCCGACAGCAAGGAGAAGCAGGCGGTGCGCGCTCGCTACGATGTCGTCGCCAAGTTCCTCGACGAGAACAAGGGTAACGAGTTCACGCGTGATGCTATCGCCGAAGCGTGCAACATCTCCGTCGGTCAGGCGCAGAGTGCCGCTCTCGCCCTCGTTCGTGGCGGTGTCGCCAAGAAGTCCGAGGTCAAGGTCGACAAGACCAAGCGTGTGGTCTACTCCATCGCGGAGTAAGCCGAAAGGGGTTGCGAAAGCAACCCTTTTTTATTTTTGTTTTTTCACTTTAGTAATTTAGCGAATTAAAGTTCTTTGCCCGGGCCGCGCGCAATCTGCACAACTCCCGCTCCCGAAATTTGTGCATTTTAACAACTTGACTTTTTGAGAAGTTTTTGATATACTGTTTACAGAAAGAAAAAAGGAGATTTGAAATGAAAACTTTTATGTATGATATCAAGCGTGACAACCACGAAGTCCACTATGAAGTCAAAGCCGAAACCAAAGAAGAAGGACAGGCTAAAATCGAGCAGATTAGCGGTGAACGTAATATCCGTGTAAAGGAGAAATAATGGATAAGCGCATGAATAAAAAGACTGGCGAAGAACTCCAACAGTATTTACAGTTTCGCCGTCGTGGTAGTCGTGTCAAGTCCGCAAAGGAATATGATAGAAGAAAATTCAAGAAAGGGGAATAAAAATGACGGTTTTTGAATATGCAGTTATCTTTCTATTATTTTATATTGCAACACAATTAACCCTTATTAAAAAATGACTTTGCCACTTTAACGTGGTGAAGTTTTCACCCGGGCGCGCGGACACACGGGTGCGTGTATAGAAAATGAAAATAAAACTTGACTTTTTATTAGACTTGTGCTATATTATATATGGAAAGAGAAAGGAAGTGTAAATTATGGTTAAGGCAATCAACTTCGACATGGACGGCACGATTGCCGATTTCTACGGAGTGGATAATTGGCTTGAATATCTGATGAATAAAGATGCATATCCGTACGCCGCCGCCAAGCCTTTGGTGAATATGTCCGTTCTCGCCCGTTACCTCAATCGGTTGCAGCGCAACGGATACGAGATTAACATTATTTCGTGGCTTGCGAAGAATTCCACCGAAGATTTTGACAAAATCGTCACCGAAACGAAGAAAAAGTGGCTTAAAAAGCATCTTCCGTCCGTAAATTGGAACAAAATCACGATTGTTGCTTACGGCATTGACAAGTCCACTCTCGGAAATGGAATTCTTTTCGATGACGAAGAGAACAACCGCAAGATGTGGGGTGAAGGGGCATATGATGTCCACAATATCTTGGAAATT